AGTTCGAGGGCTACAACAAGCCCAAGCGAACCCCCCAGCACGCCACCAAGAGCCATGCGGTGCTCGCCAAGGAGGGTGAGAAGGTCCGGCTGATCCGGTTCGGGCAGCAAGGTGTTACCGGTGCCGGGAAAAACCCTCCCACCAAGGCGCAGAAAGCCCGCCGTGCGAGCTTCAAGGCCCGCCATGCCGAGAACATCGCCAAGGGCCCGATGAGTGCCGCCTACTGGGCTGACAAGGTGAAGTGGTAGGTCTAATCAGGTATCCGGAAATTCCGGACAACTGAATTGATAGGCCCCGGCGCTGCTGGGGCTTTTTAGTGCCCTTTATGCCTCAGCACTAAACGGCTGGCCGACCCGCTCCATGCGCTTAGCCCAGGTATCACCACCCTCGCGGCCATTGCATGGATTGATGCAGTTCGGGTCGTTCACCATGTTGCAGACCAGCCCCGCTAGGTCAAGCTCTGAGGCCTTCTTGCCGGTGCCCGACCAGTACAGCTGTCCACCTAGCCATCGGGCGCCGCAGCGGGAGCAGGAGCGAGCTTCCATGATGGTTGGGCGGTGGTTGTAGCAGGTTACAGGGAAAGCTAATGCATGACCCTGCCCACCACTGCACAGGAGCTGTACGACCTACTGGCGGCCGATGCCGTGGTCGGCGCAGCACTGGGCACCTACACCCCCCGCAGTGGCACCGCCATACCCGCCATCGCAGTGGTCCGCCGCAATGAATCCCTGCCCGAGGGGGTGGCCGTAGCGGGCCTAGAGGTGGTGATCCTCGCCAACCCCGACTACTCCACCGAAGCATTTGCCACCGGCGAGACGGCGCTCAATCCGCAGTTCCGGCTCTACGTGTCCGAGTGGTCGCCAGCGGGTGACTTCACGGCCCTGCAGTTGCTCACGCAGCGGATCATCGCCCTGCTTCCTGGCTGCCGTGCGGTGCCGATCGATGGCGATCCCCCAGGCCGTGGTATTGGGGTGCTTGATCAGTACGCCCTGAGCTGGTCCAACCCCACCCAATACGTCGTCACCCCAGGAAGCTGACATGGCAAACGAGTGGGTTGTCAAGGTAACGGCCGATGTCAAGGGCATCCTTGATGCTTCGCGGCAGATCGGACAGGCGGGTAAGCAGGCGGGGGAGCAGTTCAGGCAAGGATTCGGCGGCAGCGACCAGACGATTGAAGGGCTGCGTAGCCGACTGAATGAGTTAACCCAATCCCTAAACAAAGCGGCTATCGGATCAAAAGAGTTTGCGGCTGCGCAAAAAGAAATCGCCAAAACACAGCAGGAAATCAACAATGCGCTAAAGGGGGTTGCCGCAGGGGAAACGACTATTAACGGGTTGCGCAACAAGATGACGGCGCTGAACGAAACCCTAGGCCAAAGCGTAATTGGCTCTAAAGAGTTTGTAGCAGCGCAAAAAGAAATTGCCCAAACCCAGGACAGGCTGAATGCGGCGCTAAAGGGATTCAGCGGAAATGAAAATAGCATTGAAGGGTTAAATAATAAATTAACCGAACTTAACGGAGTATTGCAAAAAGCTGAGATTAGCTCTAAAGAGTTTGTGGCGGCACAAAAAGAAATTGCTCAAACTCAAGACAGGCTCAATGCGGCACTAAAAGGGTTTACTGGCAGCCAAAACAGCATTGAAGGGCTAAATAATAAACTGGCCCAGTATAATAGCGCTTTGCAAAAAGCAGAGATTGGATCCAGGGAGTTTGTCACGGCACAAAAAGGAATCGCAGCAACACAAAGAGAAATCAATAATGCCTTAAATGGATTCAGCGGTAAAGAGCAAACAATTAGCGGGCTACGCAATCGTTTGTCGGAGCTAAGCCAAACCTTGGACAAAACAGCGATTGGCTCACGGGCGTTTAAGGAAACACAGTCGGAAATTGCACGCACACAGCTACAAGTTGATCAAGCTCTTGGCAAAACTAGCGTAGCGGTTGGTGTGCTTGGCAACGCCTTGAATGCACTGGGCTTTGTTGGGGTTACCTATTCGGTGGTTGGCTTCCTGAAGGGATCCATTCAGGGAGCGGCAGAGCTTGAAACAACCACGCGCAAGTTATCAGTCACTCTTGGCGCCCAAGGGGCGGCTGGGGCTCTCAGCTTCGCCCGTGAAACCGCCGAGACGTTGGGGTTGTCTTACAGAAGCCTGTCTAATACCTTTGGCAGCTTTACCGCAGCGGCAACCGCTTCCGGCGTGCCACTGCAGCAGCAGAAAGAGTTGTTTGCGTCAGTAGCAAAAGCGGGCCAAGTATTGGGGTTGACCAATGATGGAATCAACGGGACCTTTGTGGCGCTCCAACAAATTGCCTCAAAAGGTGTGGTTTCCATGGAAGAGCTGCGTCAACAGCTTGGCGAAAGACTGCCGATTGCTCTAGCCGCAACTGCCAATGGCCTGGGGATTAGCCAACAAGCGCTGATTAAGCTGGTGGAAACTGGCAAGCTCACGTCGGCTGAGTTTTTCCCAGCAATCACCAAAGGATTAAATGATCTGACTGCTAATGCTAGCGTAACACTTACTGCAGCGCAGAACTTTGCCAAGTTGCAAAATGCTTGGCAAGATCTGCAAGACAGCTTCGGTACGAGTTTGCTCCCAACAGTTACACAGCAGGTAGTAAATCTGGCCGGAGCACTGGAAGGGTTAAAGGTTGATGTATCGGCAAGAGACTTGCGTCAGTCGTTTGGTGTAACGGCCGATGAAGCGACTCAGCTTGTTGGCATCCTAAAAAACATCACCAAGGAATATGGACTTAGCGACAAGCAGGCCAAGAACCTGCTAAGTAACGCCATCGCAAACACTGGGGCCAGTCGTGATTGGTTTGGTGAACTAAACTTAGGAGGCAAGCGATTTAGTCAAATTCAGTTGGAAATTGGCGACCTAGCCAAAGATTTTGCCAGCAAACAGCGCGACATACTAGGCGAAACCAATGCTGCCGTAGCCGCCGAATCTCAGCGACTCACAATTGCAAAAAAACAAAACGAAGAAAAAGCTAAAGAATTAGCAAATCAAGCGCAATTAGCGGAAGCAGTTGGCAGGACCGTTCAGGCCGAAAACGCCGGTCGCACAGAAGTTCAGCAGGCCGGACTCAATCTCGGCCAAGCCCTTATAGCATTAGAAGATTCGCGTTTCAGTATTATCCGCAATCGCAATAACTATGAACTACAAGAAGCGCAAAAGCGTGGCGCAAATGAGGGTGAAATCAATGCAATCAGACAACAGGGAGACGAGATCGACCGAGCCGCTTTGACCTTTAAGTTTAACGCTTTACTAGCACAGCAGGACCTGCAAAGACAGATACTTGCCCTGCAACAAGAGCAAGCAAGGTTAGAGGCTGAGCTAGGGTCAAGCTCGGCAAGGCTAGAAGTAGAGAAAGCAAGGTTGGGAGTCGAGCAGGCTTCGCTGTCAGGCAATGCACAGGCCATCCAGCAGGCCGAGCTTGGGCTAAGAATTGCTCAGCTTGGTACGCAGTCTGCTGACTCCAAGCTCCAGATTCTCAGCAAAACCCAGGCCATTGAGTCGCTGATTGCTGGTGTCACCAACGAAACCGCGCAGAACCAGATCAAGGCCGAAGCCGCCGCCAAGAACCTGGCGCTGTTTGCCGATGGCACTTTCAAGGCCACCAAGGGCACCAGGGATCAGTTCAACAGCCTTCAGGACCTGATAAACATCCCCCTGAACCAGCAAAAAACCTTCCAAGGGCTGGTCAGGGAGACAGGGTTACAGGTCAAAAACACCGGCCAGGGCTACTACGAAATCAGCGGCTTCATCGACGGCGCCGCCAAGGCCACGGGTGCCGCAAGGAGTCAGACCGCAGGGCTTGCCAGCAACATGAGCAGTGCTGCCGACGCTGCCCGGTCGTTCTACAACAGCCTGAATGCTGCCGCAGGACTGCCCCCTGCCCGGTTCACCGGTGGCCCGGTGGATGCCGGCCAGACCTACAGAATCAACGACGGCCCGAGCGGGATGAGCCTGGGACAGGAAGCCTTCCTGTCGGCATCGGGGGCGCTGTCGCTGATCAACCGACCCGCAAACAGCCTCTGGGTGGCGCCATCGAAAGGCACGGTGATCCCCGCTGCCGTGACCAGCCGACTGAAGGAATCTGGGGCCCTGGGTGGTGGCGCTGGTGCGATGCGGGTGGGGTCTGACCCGGCGATAGCCCATCTGGCGGCGGCGGTTGGAAACCTGAGTCAGGAGGTAGCTGAACTGAGGCGTAGAGCGTGGAACGTGGGCGTCAATGTGCGGGGCGATGGATCCGGTTTGAGGTTGGCGCAGACCATGGCGCGGATCCGTTGAGGGTGGCCTGATGAGCATTCAGCTCAGCTATGGCGGCAGCACCTTGACCCTGCGTTACCTCCAGGCGCAGCCGTTTGGTTATGCCGAAGCGGAAACTGAGCAAGGCCTGACGGCGCGGCGCTTCACCGTGGCGGGACTTTGCACGCCAGCGCAGTGGGTGACGTGCTGCAGCATTTTTGACGCCTGGCAGGCGGCCAAGATTTTGGAGGCACCCACCATCACCAGCCGAGCAGTAGGGGCCACCGTGGCGCTTACCTGCTCCGCCCATGGCCGCAGCGTTACCGGACTGGGCTGCTGGTTCACCGGGGCCCCAGCGGGCGAAACGACCGGGGCATGGGTCAAGGTGAACTTCACGCTGATCGACGCGGCGCAGCAGTTGGCGGTGGTGTTGCGCCAGAACGAAAAAGCCCGCTTGGGTGGTGATGCCTTCCTGCCTGCCTACGGCACCATCACCCTGGGCACTACCACCCTGGCCCTACTGGATCAGCCCGAGGGGTTTGAGGATGGCCCCAGTCTGGAGCCGACCAGCACCGGGGGATTCGTGACGCGGGGGGCCCTGACAGCCAGCGAGGTGCGCTCCATCCGAGGCGTCACCAATGCCGCCGGGTGGACTGCGGTCAAGGCCTGGTTTGCTGCCGCCATCGCCGCACGCCCTGGCGCATCCGAATTCTTCCCGGTGGG